CCAATCTTACTAATAGCTTTTTCAAAAGCCCTTTTTTTGTCTTCATTTAATTCACTGTTTAATACAAAATCCATAACTTGCATACCCTCAATTGTTTTACCAATACTAACAATTGCTGGCGGATCTCTTGTTACTCCAATATAAAAATCGGGGAGTGTCTTTTCGCTCATCTTAATATATAATTTATACAGATTAAATTACATATCAACTACCTAAATGATTTTCTAGATTTATTTTTACGTTCCTTGGTTTTTAATGTTTTTTTATTTGATTTTTGTTTTGTTGACCGTGTTGTGCGTTTTATGGGGGTTTTGCCACCCCAGTGGGAACTAAACGTATCTTTACGCTCGTGTTGTGAGTGTGGTTTGCCTTTATTGTATAAGGAAAACGCAGAATCGAGGTTCATATTTTTTTGTTTTGCTTCCCGAATGAATCCATCGAGTGACTTAAATTGTTTAATGTAGTTCTCATCAACATAACTGGTAGCATTCTGCTGAGGTGGGTTGCCAACCACACTCTTTATTTTTGGAATTGGAATATTAGGCACTGAATTGCTTCTTAAAAACTTAGTTGGATTTGTGGGCTCTTTTTTTATAATAGTATTATTTTGACAATATTCGCTATTTCCATATTCAAATGTTGAATATACATTTTTTACCAAATTCTTTTTAAAATTTTCTAGTTCGTTGATAAAGTTTTGCTTATGTTCTTCAAAATTGTCACTTACACTTAACCAGCCAGTTTCATACGTAATATACGTATTATATGCTGTACTTACCTTTTCATAATCATCATATAAATGGTCGTTATATACATCTTCACTACGGTTATCTTTAATATAATTTAAAGCTGTATTGCATTTACTTTTTCCTAAGTATGGTGGTATAGGTGATATAGGTGTCAATAAATTGGATAAATTATTTAATTCATCTACCAAACCTTTTAACATTTCCATATTTGTTTTGATTTCTGATTTATCACCTTCATATTTGACCTCTTCAACTTGGTTTCTAATGTCATCAATCATATTTAAAAGTCCTTGGCTTGGTGCGATAGTACGCCATGTTTCATCAATTGATTCTTCAGGTTCAAGTTCTGACTCAGCTTCAGGTTGAGGTTCTGACTCAGATTCAGGTTCTGACTCAGATTCAGGTTGAGGTTCAGGTTCTGACTCAGATTCAGGTTCTGACTCAGATTCAGGTTCTGACTCAGATTCAGGTTGAGGTTCAGGTTCTGACTCAGGTTCTGGCTCAGGTTCTGATATAAGTCCACGTTCAGGTAAGATTGTTTCTTGTTGAACAATTTGTTCTTGTTGTTCTTCAATAACCTCTTCATTTTCGGTTGGTTCTAATACATCTGGTTTGATAGATGAATCAGCATTATATGCCATTGGTATTAGTTCTTCATATATTGGCATTCCATATCCACACTTTTCTTTATTATTTGTATTTTGTTCATACTGTTGATTACCTAATTTATAAATTTTAAGTCCATCTGTTCCAGAAATAAGCCTCAATCGTATAAAAGAATTAGGGTCTTTTAAATTAAACTCATTGATACCTTTTTGTAATGTTTCCAGCTTTAATGGTGAATACTCACTATAATCAGGTTCACCTTTAGTAAATGTATGTTTTTTGATACTGGATACTTTATAATTATATTTTGGATTTTCTGTATCTTCTTTGCACATTTCTAATTCAATTGTTATATATTCATCATGACTAATGGGAAATAAACTATCATGTAAATAATCATCAATTGTGTTTGATTGTGTATTTCCTCCTTTATTTGTTCTTGTTCCTTTATTTCCTTTCTTTTTTCCTCTTTTATTTCTTGTTCTGTTATTTGTGCGGGATGACATTTATAATATGCAAATATAAATATTGTCACGGATTGTCATAAATATACTCTACAAAGTATAGAAAATTGATTACTAAATATGTCTAGTTGTTATGGTATCAACATTACAACAATGAATTTCACAGTATCTGCCCCTATCCGTAAGAAGACCGTCTTGGTATTTGACGTAGAGACAAGCGGTCTTCTACCAAAAAAAGACAAAACAAATTCAAATCATATCCCAGTTGAAGCTTATCCACATATATTACAGTTGAGTTATGCTTTATATGATATTTCTTCGAATGAATTGTTAGATACATACGACACTTATATTAAAGTAAAAAAAGAAGTTGAAATCAGCGATAAGATTACGGAATTAACAGGTATTACACGTAAAGATTGTATTAAAGGTGTTTCAATTATAGAAGCTCTGACCGAATTCTACAAAGCCTATATTACGGCTGATATTATTGTAGCGCATAACATCGACTTTGACAAAAAGATGATTCTAATAGAGCTGGAAAGGAACCGACAAGCAATTATTCGCAGTTATCCAGAATGCACAACAATATTTAATTCTACATATGAAGAATTAAATGGTGTAGAACATTATTGCTCTATGCGTAAAGGCACAATCATAACAAACATTATGGTTGAATCTAAATTTCCAGGAAAACCACCCAGTTTAAAGTGGCCGAGATTGAATGAATTATATGCCAAGTTGTTTGATGGAGAAACCGTAGATGGTCTCCATAATGCGATGGTTGACGTCTTGGTATGTTTGCGGTGTTATATGAAAATGAGACATAACATCGATTGTGGTCTTCTTAACTCTAAATAAAAATTATAATACAGAATTTTATGTAAAATAGTAACTAATTACTTTTTCTTATGGGCTTTCTTTTTCAAGGAGGGTTTGTTTTTCCTTGTTTTTCTTGCTTTGTTTTTCTTATTCTTTGTGTATCTTTTGTTTGATTTTTTTCCTGCTCCTTTTTGGTATTGGGGTAATTCACCAATTCTTGGTTCTTCACCTTCTGCTAAATTCTGTTTAATATCAGCCATCATACTCTTCAATGTATCTTTTGGAAGAGGTGTGGCTATTTTATATGCTGTTTCTGATAATAACTTGTAATTTGTTTTCAACCAAACTACTGTCTGTTCAGGTGTCATATTTTGAATCTCATCGTAAGTTGTTTCAGCAAGTTTTAACACCTCGGTTAGTGCGGTTATGCTTTGAACACTATAGTGTGCAAATACTTTTTTAAGAACGATACCCATAGATATAACAACAGTGGTTCCTGCAACTTGAGCCGCATATGGTGTTAATGTAGTAACTATAGTGTGTATTCTATTAAATACGACAGCAGGATTAGTTAAGTCCTCCACCGCAGATAGTCCAATTGTATAATCAATGAATGCGTTTTTTACTGTGTCGGATAATATTAATTGGGTACAATTGGCTATGGTAGTAGATGTTTTATTTATAAAATTAACAGCATATGAAGCAATAGTGCTAATAGTTTCACTATTGTTCTTAATAACTAGTTCTTGATTGTTGAGTTCAGTTGATTCGTTTTTCATATCAGTCATGTTTCTAGCCATATTAGCTATGATTAATGCCGCGCCTTCAATCTCACTGTCAACTTTTGTTTTCTTAGTTTGATTCGAGTTTTCATCGTTACCCTCGCGTTTACGTTTATCCCCACCTTGAATATCTAGTGAACTCATATTAGATTCCAGTTGTTCCAGTAAATTACTATCGTTCATTTCCATTTTAGTTCTAATCTTACCGGAAAGAGTGCCGAGTAATGCGTTTATTTCATTAATATCGCAAGTTTCGGTAACATTCTTGCTAGGGTTTAAGATGTTATCAAAATTTATGCTAGATTCCGCAGCTTTTTGTGTAGGACGTCTAGGTCTCCTTTGTGTAAAATCCATTTAATTATATATTAATACAACATAATAATTAAGCAGAACACATTTCACATATTTCATCTTCATCATTTTCACCTAAAGTAGTGCCTTTATTTTTTTCAGGCTCGATTGTAAATTGTTGTGCTTGATGGCGTGCTCGTCTGCGTAAATAATAAATACCTGTTTTCAATCCTTTATTCCAACCATAAAAATGCATAGATGTTAAGTTATTATACGTAGGGTCTTCTAACCATAGATTCAGACTTTGACTTTGGCATACATACGCACCTCTATCGGCCGCCATATCAATCAGATTACGCATAGGAATTTCCCAAACGGTTTTGTATTTATCCTTAATATCGTCAGGAATAATGTCAATTTGTTGAATACTTCCATTGTTAGCAACAATGTTGTTCTTAATTTTGTCATTCCATATGTCTAATTTGATTAAATCTTGTATTAAATATTTATTAACTACCATGAAATCACCGGCGATAGTTCTACGACTGTAAATGTTACTTGTAATTGGTTCAATACATTCATTATATCCTAAAATCTGTGATGTAGACGCAGTAGGCATAGGAGCAACTAATAGAGAGTTACGAAGACCATATGTTTGAATTTGTTCTTTTAGATTGTCCCAATTATACATCTTTACCTTTTCCATCGGGTCTACCTCCCACATATCAAACTGTAAAATACCTTCACTTGCAGGTGAGCCATCAAATGTGCTATAACGTCCATCTACCTTAGCAATTTGACAAGATTCGGTTAGTGCTGCGTGATAAATAGTTTGGAAAATACGAACATTTATTTCTTTTGCCTTATCAGACGCAAATGGTAGATTTAATAATATAAATACATCAGCTAGACCTTGAACCCCAATACCAATTGGTCTGTGACGGAAATTACTACGTTCGGTTTTTTTGGTAGGGTAAAAATTAACATCAATGATTTTATTCAAATTATATGTTACAGTGCGAGCTACTGAATGTAGTTTTACATAATCAAATGTTACATTACCGTCGTCATCTGTTACGATAAAAGCGGGTAACGCAATACTAGCTAGATTACAAACCGCGGTTTCATTATCATCTGAATACTCTGTAATTTCGCAACATAAATTTGAAGATTTAATGGTGCCTAGATTTTTCTGATTACATTTACGGTTTACCGCATCTTTATATAACAAATATGGCGTTCCAGTTTCCATCTGAGCGTCTAAAATTTGAAACCATAAATCACGAGCTTTCATTGTCTTCCTACCTTTACCTTCTTTTTCATAGTGCGTATATAACGCGTTAAATGCCTCCCCGTATACATCTGATAATCCAGGACATTCATCCGGGCACATTAGCGTCCATTCTCCACCAGCTTTAATACGCTCCATTAATAGGTCATTCATCCAGATAGCATAAAATAAATCGCGTGCCTTTAAGTCTTCATCTCCATGATTTTTACGAAGATCTAAAAATGATTCAATGTCTGCATGCCACGGTTCCATATACATTGCGAAGCTGCCATTACGCTTTCCGCCTCCTTGATCAACATATTTTGCGGTGTGGTTAAATACACGTAACATGGGAACAATTCCATTAGAAGACCCATTTGTTCCACGAATATCACTTCCAGAAGCACGCACATTATGTATATGTAGTCCAATACCACCAGCCCATTTTGAAATTAACGCACAATCCTTCAGTGTGTTATAGATACCTTCAATACTATCATCTTCCATAGCAATTAAATAGCAAGACGATAATTGAGGATGAGGGGTTCCAGCATTAAACAATGTTGGAGTTGCGTGAGTAAAATACTTCTGTGACATTAATTCATATGTTTCTCTAATTTTTTCCATATTATCACCGTGAATACCCATCGCAACACGCAACCACATGTGTTGTGGTCGTTCTACAATTACACCATCTACTTTCATCAAATAAGCACGTTCAAGTGTCTTGAACCCAAAATAGTCAATTAAATAATCTCTAGTATAATGGCACATTTGATTTAACTCATCTTCGTATGTTCTTGCGGTTATCATCATATCATCAGTGATTAGTGGAGAATGCTTTCCGTGTTTATCATTATTCATGTATAATTTACTCAATGTATCAACAAACATTGACGATGTATTCTTACCATGATTAGCAATAATAAGCCTTCCTGCCAATGTACTATAATCAGGATGAATAGATGCCATGCTCGCACATTGTTCGGCGGACAGTTCGTCAATCTTAGCAGTAGAAATATTATTATATAGTTGGTCTATCACTTTCATAGCCAATGAAGTATAATTTATTTTCAAACTATGTTGAAGGGGAGGAACTGGGATATCATAGGTTTCCTGTCCGATTGTCTTAATACGCTTCAATATCTTATCAAACGATACTATTTCGGTCTTACCTGAACGCTTTGTAACGTGCATTTCATCATCTTGTTCACGTGAAGATGACATTTGTATATATTACTCATATACAAATATCTATATTGTTTTACACTAATATTACGAATCTAATTTAATGAGACATACTTTTTTAGATAATGGCATATTCGTTATTGGATGGCTTCCTGAACCGCCATCAACCGACGGGGTCTTCGGTATTCTTCGTTTGGGGGAACGATGTTCATACCCTTCTATTTTTTCTCTTTCAATAATATCCCATACTTCCTTTATCATATGTATCGCTTTTGAAAACCATAGTTTATTACGCTGTATCAAAACACACGATATCTCATCTAAATACCAATAAATTGTATTAAATAGTATAAGATTGTCCTTACGAGTTTCTTCGGTATCTTTACTCACCCATTCGGTAATTGCGTCTGGGGTTAATGGTATATCCAATGGCATATAATGATATACCGGACTATCATTTTCACTGAAATCACTATTTATAAAATACAATACCACCCCTCTATAATCTGAGTTCGTTGAATTATTATAAAAATCATCTTTGTTCTCATATTCTTTTATGCGGGTTTCGACAAAGTCACAGTTATCTAAGTCGCACGTTTCCATCTGTATTTGAGTTTGTATCCAATATTCTTCTTTGGGTATGCCAGTAATTTCACGATTTACGATGTTTTTTATTTCTAACATTGTTCCGTATTTTACACTGGATGGTAATATATTAATACCATCTGGTGAAGCCCCTACAAATGGGTATGTTGAATGACGTATACAACCAAACTCACCTATCTTTGTTTGATGTAAATCCTCATATATCATTGTTGTTACTGGTTCATATTTAACACCCCAATGCATTGCGTTTGATGTGCCATATGAAACTCTCTCAACTGGACTGTCATATGCTTTACATTTTTCATATATCAAACTATTCTTTTGGGCTTGACTCCCTAATGCTTTCCATAAACTACTCGCAGATAATAGGCTATTACGAAACTCATACCATTCTTCCGTGCGCTGTGCGGGTTGAGGTTGTTGTTGAATATATTCAATAGTATTCGTTAATTCTTCTTGTGATACGTTATTTTCAGGTGTAAAATTCGATACAGACCGCGATACAATATGACTATTATAAGATAGATATGATTCGTGTTGGTCTTCTACAAAATCGACTATTTGCTGGAATTCCTCATCGTCACATATGTTTATGTTTTCCCATTCAATCCACAAATTCACACTTATACTATTAATCATATCCTTATAGAATTTGGGTGATGACATTTTAATTATATTATTGGTATAGCAATCTTCAAACTGCTCGTATATGTCTTCAATAATGTCGGCGATTTCTTCTTCTTCAAATGAATCAAACAACAACATTGTATCTTCAGTTTTACAGGATATAGATGAAGATACAGATATTTCATCTATATCGGATTCACATTGTGAGCTATTACTAGATATTGTGAAGGTTGTATCTGTATCTTCGCTACTGCTATTCGTAACATATAATAGTTCTAAATCGCTGTCCGTCATTTGTATTATCTGTAATACTACATCATATTCTTTCTATACACTTTTGACGAATTACTCTATCATATTCTTATCAATTACGGTTTCTTTCAGGATATTGTTGATTATCTTCTTTTCAAATCGCTCATCCTCTTCTTTACCATACCCTCCTAACGATGCTTTTGAATATTCAAAGAATTTGTCACATTCTGGGGTGTCTAATATGTCATATTGAGGATTTTGGGCGATCCATGGATGCACTTGGGCTTTGTTCTTATTTGCTATTATGCGAACTGCCTTTCTTATATGGGTTTTCTTTTCATCTTCCTTCGCCCAGATGTCCGAGTCTTTTACATAGACCGTCTCGCGTTTCAAATCAGTACAGTGAATCGGTCGGGAATTAGGTTCCATATCACGAATTCTCTCTAACAAAATGTCGGATATCCCTCTTACGTATCCTACTTCTCCGGTATTGATAAAGTCTTCTATTGTCAGTTCTATAGATTGGATAAAATCATTCAAATTTACAGCATCCTTACACGTCTCATTTAAAAACACATTCAGATTGAACTTGTTGTTCATGGTATTGTTGGTATTGTTGATTGTTGTGTTTCCAGTGTTCTTTGATAACTCTATAATTGTATCTTGTTGTTCTACCATCTTCTGTTGTTGGTCTGTCATTCTCTTATGCTGTTCTATCATCATCTCCTTGAATTCTTGATTCTGTTTTAATAACTCTATTACTAATGATGAATCTACTGGCTCAGGGGAAACTGTGACTGTCTCTTGTGGTTGTTCGGGGGCGACACCTTTACATTTCTGTTTATGATTCCATAAAGAAGATGCGTGTTTAAACATTTTATTACAACCACATTGATATACCTTAGAACTATTTGGAACTATTTTGTTCGTATTTGTTCGTATTTGGTGTTTTCGTGTTATTAAATGTCTATCATATTGACTTTTTCGCTTGGTAATATAGTTACAGTTTTTACATTCATAACTGTCTGAATTATCGGAACTAAACATCTTCGTTGATTCGTATATTATACGAAGATGTTTAGTTCTAAATACTTTACTCTATAATATACTTAATAAAAAATATGCTAATAACATTTTTACGAATATTTTCAAAAATACTGCATTTCAATAACAAACACCATTTTTGAAAAGTATTAAAAGAAAACTATCTTGACCAAATCAAATTTGGACATTTTATAAATGTCCATTTTTAATTTTCGTGCTCAATTCTTTTTCTTGCTTTTTTAGCGTAAAATTATTTAAATTAAGAATTAGTAGTATATGCACCAATAATATTTGATAATTCTATAATTTTATCTTGTTGTTCTGACATTCTTTTATGTTGGTCCATCATCATCTCCTTGAATTCTTGATTCTGTTTCAATAATTCTATTACTAATGATGAATCCAATTGAGTTGGTAATGTAGCTACTGGTGTTTGTTCTTGTGCTACACAATTACATTTAGCACGATGTTTCCATAAACCAGACCTAGTATGAAATAATTTGTGACATTCATCACATACAAAGGACAAGGGATAAATAATAGTTCCTCTTTTGTTTTTATGTTTACGTGTTAGTAAATGTCGAGTATAATCTTTCTTACTATTAGATTTAAAGTTACATTTTTTACACACAAATTTACCCGAACGGGGTGAACCATCTCCATCCTTAGATTCGTCTGTAGTTAACTCATCCCGATTGATGACCTTTTGACGATGCTTGTTAGTCGTGTTGTGTATCTCCAATAAGTTGGTAGAACCAAAGTAAATGTCACATACCTCACAATGAGGGCGTTCATTCGGATGTGTATATTTCATTAATTTTGGTTTGGGTTTCGGTAATGGTTCTATACTATTCAATGTAGCTTTATAATCTTCAAAATAGGATTGTTCTAGTTTTTTAGCTGCGTATAAATCATCACAATTATGAAAAGCAATAATTTCCATATTCCAATTGTCCCATCCCATATTATCTCGTATAGTCTGGTATAATTTGCAGTTATAATTAGACGATTTATTATTTTTGCAACCTTGCTTATGAGCGTATTTCCTCTGAACGAAATTGGTAGTATGTCCTATATATAGGTCATCTATAGCTGAATCTTTACAATAAATCTTGTAAAATATAGTATTGGAATAATCAATGTCAACTTTCGGCATCTTAATGTCTTATATGTATGTATATGCGACAGTGTTTATATTATTTATATAACAATAAGATAAACAAATTAAGCGTGACCTTCTAATTTACCTTGAAATACTGCTATACCTTGCATTAGATTATATTATATGTATGTATAAAATATTCATAAATAATACATACATCGTTTATCTATTCTAATCAAAATATAGTATTCATTTATGTAATGAGTTCAAAGTCTGTATCAGTAGATTTAACTCCAAAGAAAACCAAAGATGAGATAGAAGAAGAAAAACATATAAGAGAACAAGAGAAGAAAGCAAAGAAACGTCAAAAGCGTGTCGTAACAAACCATAAAAAATGGGAGTTTACTGAGGAAGAATTACAATGTTCTCAACAGTTAAAATATATTATGCAAATAACAAATGAAAAAGAGAATGATACAAAACAGTATAGATGTATTCACGACAGCTTTAGACAGAAACTGAGTAGTTATCGTAATCAAGATACAATAAAAGACCGTTATTCCGAAGAAAATTTTACAGATATAGAGAACATTGTAGAATTATTACAAGAATCGGGTAATATATGCTATTATTGCCAAGAACCCGTCAAGGTTCTCTATGAATATGTGCGAGACCCAAAACAATGGACGCTTGAGCGAATAGACAATAATATAGGTCATAACAAAGGAAATCTAATGATAGCGTGTCTGGGTTGTAATTTAGGTAGGAGAACAATGCATCAGGAAAGATATGTATTCACAAAACAACTGAGTATTGTAAAAAAAGATTAACACCAAAACTGATATATAAACATTTCTACAATTAAATTCAATGACAGATTTAAATAATAGTATTGAGAACAATCACCAAAATATATACAATAAATTAGATTATTTCTATAAAACAAACAAAATTCCGCATCTGATATTTCACGGTGAATCAGGTTCTGGAAAGCGTTACATCGTAGATAAGTTTATTCAGAAGATTTATAATGGCGACAGACACAAAATCAAGCAAAATGTAATGATTGTAAATTGTGCTCACGGTAAAGGTATAAAATTTATACGTGAGGATTTAAAGTTTTTCGCGAAAACAAATATAAGGTCGGATTCTGGTGCGTTTTTTAAATCCATAGTGTTAATTAATGCTGATTTCTTAACAATAGACGCCCAATCAGCACTAAGACGCTGTATAGAATTATTTAGTCATACTACACGTTTTTTTATAATTGTGGAGAACAAACATAAGTTGTTGAATCCTATATTATCTCGTTTTTGTGAATTGTATGTTCCTGAGTATGTGAAAGATAGAAAGATAGAAAATTTACATCAGCATTTCATAAGAGAACAGATAGAACCAACGTCCACTACGAATCGATGGATAGATGAAAATTTCAAAAAGGTAGATGTAAGTAATCATATGAACGTAATGAATTTTGCTGATGATTTTTATCAAGAAGGTCTATCGTGTTATGATTTTATAGGATGGGTGAAATATACAGATGAACTAACGGATAAGAAAAAGAATGAAGTAACCGTATGTTTTAATAGTATTAAATCAGAGTTTAGGAATGAAAAGTTGTTACTATTGTACTTATTAGATTATTTGTATTTACGTTTAAACCCCTCCTTAAAAAGTGTATTCACAATATAATTAGATGGACGATTTTGTTTTAGCCAACTTACAGGAATCCCGAAATGAATGGTGTAGTCGCTTAGTTAGTATTTTTACCCCTTTAATTTTAGGGGGTGTAAGATCTCTATTCAATGAATCGTGGAAGTTATGTGTTGATAACGACGAACCAAATAAATATTTAATGACATTTCAGAACTTACTTTCACGAATTCCCAAATGGAATAATGAAATAATAGAAGATGAACGAAAACGCATAATTGAACGTAGTGGCTGTAATTATTTAGAAGACTTGATAACTTGTGTCCATATCATTCAATTAAAAGTGCTAACGTGTATTCGTGTTGGAAACAAACAGAAGAAGATAGATATATCAATTCCCAAGTTAGATAGTTTTATTCACAAGGTATATATCAATGTCGCTCGTAAGGTATATTCAAACGTATATTTGTTTGATAAAAACATAAGTCCTCTACAGCTCCAAAAGAATAATCGTGAACTTGAGAACATAATCCAAGAATGTGTTCTGATTTCTATTCGTGAAAGTATTCCAACCGAGGCCATTATCCGTGCTTATATGGATGAAAGTGTAGAACACGAAGAGGAAGTAATAATTGAAGATGTGAATGAGGAAGAAGAGAAAGTCCCCGAAGATATTATTGTTCCAGAGAAACAACCCGAATCAATAATGGATATAGATGAGACCGTTCCCGAAGTAGTGCCTGCGATTCAGAATGTAGATAATGAGGCGGTAGTAACAAAGTTATCGTTTAACGATATGGACGCCGTGTTAGATGAGACTGATAATGTGAAAACAATAGAGGCACCTAAGTCACTAGAAAGATTGGAAGAAATTAGCACAGAAAGAGCTTTCCAGCGACAATTAGACGAAGAATCAGACGACGAACGCATTCAGATTTCAACCGAACAAGTAGACTTACGCGACTTTGATGAACTTGGTTCTACTCATTCAGTTCAGAATAACGACGACAATATAATTTTAGATGGAATAGAGGAATTAGTATAATTTAGGCATATTCGTCTGTTTACAAATAAAAAAATGACAAAAAATTATATTAGTGATGGAAAAAGCATTCATACTATCTTTATTTATAACCGGAGTCTTCTTTGTATCTAAATTGATTGACATGAAATATATCAGCAAGGAATGGAAGCCAATGAAGACTGTGATACGCGAATCCCTTTTTGTATTGGTGTCAAGTATCCTATCCGTAGTTGTATTTTTTCTTACCAACGGTAAGATGAGCGATTTTTTCAATATATTAACAGAAAATAAGACTTTAAAGCCGTCAGCAACCGAAGTATTTACTGGTGAACCCGGTTTCTAAAAACACTATAACTAAAATTGATTAATTATAATGTAAAAATTAAGTAGATATACTATAATATGAGTGTAGCTCAATATATAAAACAGTTTAAAACAGATGGTATAATGGTGCTAGACGAGTTATCAGAAGACAAATATGTTACATTAATACAAAAAACGAATAATGCATATTATAATAATAAACCATTGATGACGGATAATGAGTTTGATATTATAAAGGAATATTTTGAAAAGAAATACCCTAATAATCCAGTGTTAACAAATATCGGCGCCCCAATAACTAAAAATAAAGTAAGTTTGCCATATAATATGCCTTCAATGGATAAAATAAAGCCAGATACAGATGCGCTAGACAAATGGATGAAAAAATATACGGGAAATTACGTGTTGTCTTGCAAATTAGACGGAGTTAGTGGAATGTATACAACTGAAAATAATACTCAAAAATTATATACACGTGGAGATGGAACAATCGGTCAAGATATAACTCACATACTTCAAGTGTTAAATTTACCAAAACAAGAAAATATAGTAGTTCGCGGTGAATTTATAATGTCAAAAACGAACTTCGAAAAAAAATATAAAACTAAATTTGCGAATTCAAGAAATTTAGTGTCGGGTATAATCAATAGTAAAACGTTGGATAACAAAATAAATGATATGGATTTTGTAGCATATGAAGTAATAAAACCAGTATTGCGACCAATAGAACAAATGAAATTACTAGAGCAATGTGGATTCAATACTGTTAGAAATTTACAGATGGCTTCGCTAACCAACGAACTATTATCACAAATATTAATTGATTGGCGACAAAATTACGAATATGAAATTGATGGTATTATTGTATCCGATAATAAAAAATATGCTCGTAGGGAAAAAAATCCTGAACATTCATTTGCGTTTAAAATGGTAATATCCGACCAAGTAGCGGAAGCCAAAGTAGTGGATGTAATATGGAGTGCGAGCAAAAGTGGATATTTAAAACCACGTGTGCGAATAGAACCAATAAATATAGGTGGTGTAAAAATCGAATATGCTACTGGATTTAATGGAAAATTCATAGAAAGTAATAAAATCGGTATTGGTGCAGTAATAGAAATTATAAGAAGTGGTGATGTAATCCCGTATATAAAATCAGTGACAACAGAAGCAGAAGTAGCAAAAATGCCAAACGTGCCATATCATTGGAACGAAACAAATGTAGATATAATATTGGATAATATAGAAGAAGACGTGACTGTAAAAGAAAAGAACATAACAAGCTTCTTTGTAGGTATAAAAGTAGAAGGATTATCGTCGGGGAATGTAAAAAGGTTAATGAATGCTGGTTATGATTCAATTATAAAAATAATACATATGAAAAAAGAAGAGTATGAAGGTATAGAAGGGTTCCAATCAAAAATGATAAACAAAATATACAATGGAATCAAAGATAGATTGAATGAATCATCATTGGTAGAAATCGTAGCCGCATCAAATATGTTAGGAAGAGGAATTGGAAAACGAAAATTGGAACCAATTTTCGAAATGTATCCTAATTTATTTACACTGTTGATTTCAAATGAAGAATTAAAAATAATGCTGCTGTCTGTTAATGGTATTGGTGAAGAAAATGCGAAAAGCATAGTAGAAAATATGAATAAAATGAAAACATTTTTAGTAGATGCGAACTTAACACATAAATTGTGTGACAAATCCAGCCAACAATCCAAACCAATTATTCAATCCAATCACATATTAACTGGAAAAACTATAGTAATGACAAAAGTCAGAGACGCCACCATAATATCCGCATTAGAAAAGTATGGTGGTAAATTAGAGAATAATATAACAAGAAATACATTTGCGTTAATCACAAAAAGTCACGATGATATTTCATCTAAAACAAAAAAGGCAAATGAATTAGGAATTGAGATAATGACCCCTGATGAATTTTCTGAAAAATACCTGTAATTATCTTTTAATTTTATGTGGTCTTGGTGGTATGATATATGTCTCACTATCATTCGAAAACCGAACCGATTTTTTATTAATATTTATTTTTTTTATAGTAGGGAATGTTGGTGCGAACAATGTATTCACAGCCGGAGATAACTGTTTGATACAATACATAGTTTTAGCTACACTATACCCATACAAAATAACATACATACATATATAATTGTATGTTATTTTGTGAATTACACATATTTTGGAAGACGATTAATGTCAATTAAGTGTTCGTCTGCGTGTTCGTTTTTACTTATAAATTGATTAAAAAATGGGAACTGTAATTGTTCTTGTGGGGTATGTTTATGGACTGTACGCGCAATCATTTTATATAATTTAAAATCTGGATAACGTTCATCCCCATTTTTTTTATACAATACATTTTTATCATTGTCGTCTAAACACCATCTATATATCGTTTTTTGTAATTCGTCGTAATCGGTATAATCTAAGTGTTCTGGAATAATAAAATCATAAATAGAACAGCCAAGTCGGCATAAATCAAAGCTCATATTGGGTTCTAGTCTGTGTTTTTTATTGTTAAAGAAAGGTTCACAATTATATTGAGTATCCGCATCTCCACCAGGTCCAAAACTATCCGAACAATATGTTGTGCCATTAAAACGATATATACTACGTCCAAAATCAATAATTTTATATATTCTACCGTAAGTAGGTACTTTATATACAATGTTCTCATACTTGTAAAACAGAAACGGTATATCAGTTTCAATATACATAATATTGTTAGTATGTAGGTCATTATGCGTGAATGAGAATAGTTTTTGGTATATAATAAGAGACATAACTACTTGAAAAAGCGCACTAGAGGTATTGTCTAATGTAGCATTACCTGAAGTGAATAGGTCGTCAAATGTGCCATCACATTTTTCAAGACATATCATTTGAACCGGATAATTTTTAATGTATGCGTTTTGTTCTTCCTCTGGACTACACGTGCTATTAGAATCATATGAACTCTCTGATTCTGTATCCCATTCGCTTTCATTATTCTCATCAGTATCCGTGGTATATGCGACTGAACTATCGTCATCACTGGATTGATTGTTGCTATCACCAGATAGATGGTTCTCACTAATGTCAAAAGTGCTGTCGTAAATAATGCAATCATCAATGGAAACATTGGTAATATCAGATACATCAACTATACATTCGGTTAGCGAAACCGCAGTAATATTATGATTAGTTTTAGATATACATAATTTAGGTCGTTTTTTTCTGGATTCGTCATCGTGATACTGGTCTACATTTATGTTTTCAAGAGTAAAGAGAGTATTCATATTGTCATTAAAAAATGATGATGAAGATAAATAATCAAGGTCATCTGACACGTCGTATTTATAACAATTTTGGATTCCTAAGAACGAACCGTAAAAATCTAAGCAATTTAAGATGTGATGTGTTTGTAGTGTCATACTACTAAGATAACAGAAAAATGAATCGACATACGAACAGTTGTGTTGTGAACTGATTTTAGAAATTACATTATCTGAAGCGTCTTTAGAAATACAAGTAGGATAAGGTAAATTATGAATATATTCTTTATCCTTTTCATACTTTCCTACCATGTAATGTAACGGGTCTAACAATGGTGAATATTTGAAGAATACATCTTGATTATGTTCGTTATCTGACATATCAACAACTAATTGAGTATTGATAAAATGGTTATAATGATTGAGTTGGATCGTATTATAGTTTTTACTAGAAAGAGTAAATAGTGTATCATAAATAGGATTATATTTCTGTAGTTTATTTATTTGAAACGGATTATAGTCATTTTCAATATCATCTTGAGATTGTATATAATTTTGTTCTAAAGACGATAAGTCTATAGGTTTACTTTTATAATATCCAATTGAAAATTTATTATCACACATTATTTTTGTATTCATATAAAAGATTTACTATAACTGTTTAATACATTTTTATGCTTAAATACAAACTAATACACGTATAATTTCGTAACAAGAATTATAATCTCGTTTGAATTACTTTAGAATAATATAATATTAAAGTATTGTAACAGTAATAATGAGTTTAGAATTGAAAAAATTTAATATGCGCGAAATTACATTTAAACCGGATGAAAATAAAGGACCAGTAATTGTTATGATAGGAAGACGTGATACAGGAAAGTCGTTTTTAGTAAGAGATTTGCTATTTTATCATCAAGATATACCTGTTGGAACTGTCATGTCTGGAACAGAAGCTGGAAATGGGTTTTATGCCGCTCATGTTCCAAAGTTATTTATTCACGAGGAATATAATACAGTCCTGATAGAAAATATATTAAGACGTCAAAAAACAGTATTGAAACAAGTAAATAAAGAAATAGAACTACATAAAAGAACAAAAATAGATCCTCGATGTTTTGTAATTTTAGATGATTGTTTATATGACCAATCCTGGACCCGTGATAAAATGATGAGATTATTATTTATGAATGGTCGTCATTGGAAGATAATGTTAATAATTACAATGCAGTATCCATTGGGTATTCCACCGAATTTACGAACAAATATAGATTATGTGTTCCTTTTACGTGAACCATACTTGACAAATCGTAAGAGAATATGGGAAAATTATGCGAGTATGTTTCCAACATTAGAATCATTTTGCAGTGTAATGGACCAAACTACCGAGAATTATGAATGTTTGGTGATTAATAATAATGCGAAGTCCAATAAATTAAATGACCAAATTTTCTGGTATAAAGCCGAAGACCATCCTCCCTTCAAATTAGGTGCGAATGAATTCTGGGAAATGTCAAAGAAATTGGGGTCTGATGATGAAGATGAAGCATATGACCCAAGTAAATCAAAAAAGAATAAGGGACCTTCTATAAATGTAAAAAAAAGTAAATGGTAAATAGTGTATTATCTTAGAATATGTAATACACTATTAGTAGCAAAGAAATATAAGTTATGGGTCATAAAGGTCTTCATTAACCTCAATCTCATCATCCGAATCAAAATATTCATCAGTATCATATAAATTGTCTGATTGAACATCAGTTACGTGAATGAGTTCATCTAATTGATTTGAAAACTCAGGGTCAAGTTCGAATGACTGGTTATTACTCTCATCTGGGACACGTTCATCTTCAGATGTATCATCGTTTACAATTGTATATTTTGGTTCAGGTTTTACATATAATACTGGTTCGGTATTACCATTGAGAGTAACAAAGGATATATATTTTTTATTGTCTTTGAATACGAATAATTTTCTACCAATTCTAGGACATTTTTTAATAATATGATTCATTTTTCGGGACATAACTCTATAATTCGGTAGTCGTTTGCTAGTATCAAAACTATATCTATAATGCAAATAACTAGTCAGCAATGGTTTAAATGTTTCAATTAAAATATCATTTGGAAACTCATCATCAATGTTCAT